AACCGCATTTGTAGAGCGCCCCCAGCACCAAGGCTTCATCCCAGGCCCTTTGCTTGGCCGCCAGGGTCTGCGCCACGTCCAGGCCATTGGTGGTGCTCTCCTGCTGCCCATTGTCGTACTTCCAGACGGATAAATCATCGGATAGGTTAGACATATAGAACAGGCACTCCTGGCCCCTTGAAACGGCGTGTACGGAGTCTGCTGCGGTATCAAATCCACCACCACCTACATAATTGATGCGGACAAAGCCGCTGCGGCAGCTGAATGGAAATTGTTGCTTTGCCCTGCGCAGTACCGCCTGAGGGTCTTTTTTGCAAACAAGGTAGGACCTATCATTTTTTTGGCCTGCTTGCTGAGTTTGAGGCCTGCTTATCGGCTCTATTCTTGGATTTACTCTAATGCTTAGATTATTGCCGATTGGAGCATAAAGGCCAAAAACGGTTTGACTGCTGGGTGCGCTGGCATAGCAAAAGTTAGGCGCCCATGCGCCATCTGCCCCGCGAACTTCAAACACGTCAGCGGCGCCAGCGTTTTGCGAATTACCAATATCTGCTGCGGCACTTCTGCCGGCAATAAAGTCGCCAGACACAATGCGCCGGCCTGCGTTTTGATAGTAGATAGCAACTCTAGACTCAGAGCTACCGGCCGGATTCAGATCATAGCTGGTTAATAAATTGTCGCCAATGGCAATCTGTTCCGGCCTAGGCGTGCCCAGCCCCGCAACACCCACCATAAGTAGAGCCTTATACAGCTGGCTATCGCCAAGGGAATACAGCTGCGACCAGAGCAGGTTTGTGTTTACACGCACCCCACCATAGGTGATTCCATCAATGGTTTCGCGTTTAGCAAATACCACTGGCACAACGCTGCCCAGTTCAACAACGTTTTGCAATGAATCAAAGCCAGACGATGGCGCGTATTTGGCATTGTTTACAATCGATTGGCCTTCTATCGTTTCCGACTCTATGCGCGACTGCTTGTTTGATACTTGCTGTGGGGCAAACAGCGCCGATATTGCATAGTTTAGTGCGACGCCTACAATCACAGTTATTAGCGCCGGTATAATTAGCAGAGCGGTCGGCTCCCCACTTTTTGCCAGCTCAATAGATGCCTTGCGGTTTTGGCTAAGAAACCAGTCGTATTCGGCCTCTGTCCAGCCGGTGATCTCCAGCAATTGAATCTCTTCCGGTAGCAGCCGGCTTCGCGGCTCATTGCCTAGGCGAGGGCTCAGCATCACAGGGGCACGTTTCCGGTTGGGGGCAGGTTGCCCACCATGGCCTGAGTAAGGCGCAGGCGGGGGATTTCGTAGCCCACGGCCGCCAAAGGGCTCCCGAGGCTAATGCTAACTTTTTCTACGCCATTGTGGCCAACTGCCAATATTTCAAATATATCCTTCATCCAAACGCTTACAGGTTCCAGGGGCTCGCCATCGAGCCAAACGGTGCTGATTTCCGCCAGCCACCGATCATTGGCGGCGGTGCCAAAAACCGTAAGGCTCAACTCATTCAGCGCCATCAGCAAAGAGCCACTCACCGCCGATGCAGATGCGTCAGTGCTGCCGCCTGAGTAGCCAAATCCCGCGTAAACATAATTTTCCCCGCTCCAAGTTAGGGTGCGGCCTGCCGCAAAATTCTGAAACCTGTAGCCGGTGGGAGAGCCACTCGAAAACAATAATTTTAGGAACGAACCAATGGCGGGAGCGCTCATTAACGTATCCCCGGAATCCTGGTTTCATTGCGTATAGCTTTACGCCACTGCTGATCGGCTTCTCGCCTTGCCTGTCTGCGCACTTCCTCTGCGGATTGTGCAACACCCTGTCGGAACTGCTCTTCTGTCACAAATGGCAGGTCACCGGTGCCGATGCGCTCAAATGTCACCGCAACTGGGTTGGCCTTGTTGGTCGCCGCCTGGTAATTCTCCTCCATTGCATTAAGCGATGTTGATAATGCCTGGTTTCTCTCCATTGCATTAAGCGATGTTGATAATGCCTGGTTTGCTTCTATCGTTTGGTTTCCCTCCATTGCGTTCAGCGATGTTGCCAATGCCTGGGATGTGTCTGATTTATTGCTGCTGCGGCCGGCCGGACCCCAGCTATCCAGACCCAAGGGGGCCTTAAGGGCGACATCAATCGCCTTGCCATTGGGCAGCGGAATCACCGCTTCCCTGCCATGCAGCTCCGCCAGATAGCCGCTGTTGGGGCCGTTGGAGATGCCGCCCACCCGGTAGCTGCGCAGGGCCTCCATCCCGGAGGGGGTGAGGATGCCGCCGTTGCGGGCAAAGCCCTTGATTGATGGCACAAATCCGCTCATGGCGTCACCGCCGGTGAGGCCCGGCAGGTCAAATTTGCCCAGGAAGCTGTCTTCCATAGATGGAAACAGGCTGTCAACGCCACCGCCAATAGATCCCAAGGCCGCGCCCGCCACACCCTTGATCAGGCTGGCCCAGATACCGCCCCCACCGCCACCGCCAGCCCCAGCTGCGGCCATGGTGGCGGCCTGCAAATTCATGTTGGCCGCCGTGATTTGCACACTGGCGGCACCTGTGTTCTGGGTGGCGGCCACCAACTGTTCAGCGATCAGCTTGCTATTCATGCCAGAGAGCAGCTCAAACAAGCTTTTGGTGAGCATGGTTTCCAGAGGCCGCAGCAGGGCATCCAGGGCGGTGGCTGTGGCTCGATCAAATGCACTGGTGAGGGCTTCTGCCACGGCGCCCCGCACATCGCCGCCCTTCATTGCCGCCGTGAAACTGCCGCGAATGGCCCCGCTCAACCCACCCACCAGGCTGTCGGTGGTGCCGGCGGCCAGTTGACCCCGGGGGCTTTGCAGCACCCGGGCTTTGGCCTCTGATTTGCGGCGCTCAAAATCGAACTGGGCTTGAGCCTCCGCATCGCCCACCGCCATGGCATCGCGTTGCGCCTGCCGCCCCTGCCGCGTCTCTGGCATCAGGGTGTCGCGCAATGTATCGATTCGGCTGGTTATGTCCGCAAAGCTCTGCTCAAGCCGCTCCATTGCGTAAATGTTTTCGTTGATGCTGTTGTCCAGGCTTGTGCCCCCCTGGCCGGTGCCCGCTTGGCCGGCGGGCGCGGGCAGGATTGGAGCGGTGGGCATGCCAGCCGCGGCCTGGGGCGTGGCCCCCCGTAACTGCGCCAGTTGGTTGTCATAGAAGCGCTTGAGATCACCAAATTTCTTCACCGGCTGGCCGTAGAAGCTTTTGCCAGCCATGGTGGGGAAACTCGCCCATTCAGGCGCCAATTTGTTGGCCAGCTCCGGTGTGAAGCGGCCCTGATCGGCCAGGGCCAGGGCGCCACGCCCCTTGATCAACTGCATGGCGCCCTGATCTTGAACCTGCGGGCCAAATTGCTTCAGGCCCATGGCCTGGGCTACGGAGCGCCAGGTGGTGGTCAAAAACTGGTAGGCACCGGCGGCAGTGCTGGAGAAGCCGCCGGCACTGTTCACCTTGTCTGGATGGCGATCCAGGTTGTGCATCAGGCCGCCGCCGAGCATGGTGCGATAGCCCCTGTCGCTGCCATTAGCCCAGGTGCCCTCCGCATAGCGAATGGTGTTTAGCAGGGCCCGCCGTTCTGGGCTGATGCCAAACATGCTGCCCGCCGCCGGCTGCACCATCCCCGCCCTGCCGCCGGCCGCCCCCACCGGCGCACCGCTGAGGCCATCCCTGGTGCGACTGAGCCCCAGCAATTCTTTGGTGGCCTTCAGCTGCAGCAGCTGCGCGGCCATGCCGGCTTGCTGGATTTCGAGTTGCAGCATGGCGATCCGCTCCTCTGATTCCTCGCGCCACTGCTGGATTTGGAGCTGGCGATTGGCGGCGGCCTGTTCCGCCTTGAGCTGTTTCTCCTTGGCATCCCACAGGGCCTTGGTGGCTTCTGCGGCATTGACAAAGCCGGTGCGCCCCAGGGCCAGGGCTTCTATCTGGGCACCGATCACCGCCTCCACGCTGCGGGGATTGCGCTGAGCATTGGCTTGGGCCTCCGCCAATCCCACCAGCCGCTCGGCCGCTTTCACGTTGGCATCGGCAACCGCCTTGCTCAATTGAGCCCGGCGGTTTTCCACCTCGGCCAATTTGCTCATGTTGTCGAGCTGCAGCTGCTGCTGCTCCACCGTTCGGGATTGGTTGTCCGCTATCGCTTTCTGCTGCTGGGCCTGAGCCTCCTGCTCATTTTTGATCGCCTGCTCCTTCTGGTTGAGCACGCTGAGCTGGCGCTGTTGCTCCAGCGTCAGCTGGGCCGACTGGCTTTGGATGTCCAGGCCCTGCTGCTGAATATTGAGCCGCTGCTGCTCCAGGCCGTTGATTTGGCGTAGTTGGCCTTCATTTTCAAAGGCCAGGCCCACCGCTCTTTGTGCCGCGGCCACCTGCCGGCCAATGATTTGGCCAACATCCTGATACTGCTTAACAACCTTGTCCGCCGCCTGCCGCTCCACACTACCTGCCGCAAAATTGCGAGCTTTAAGATAATATTGTGTATATACCAAATCATTTTTCTGTTTTTCTACCAACAATTGGGCGACTTGAATTTTAAGCTGCTCCTGCTGGATGGCGGCCTGGCGGATGCTGATCTGTAGCTGCTGCTGCTGAATGCTGCGCTCGCTTTGCAATGCTTCTCGCCGTTCGTTGATGCGCTGCTGTTCTTGGCGGCCAGCGAGCTCATTTCGCCTATCGTCCGCCAGCTGCTTGGCCTCAGGAGAAGAAGCCAGTGAAACGTTGAAATCGGCCCGCTTGCGCTCCAGCCCCCGGCGTCCTTCGGCCAGTTCATTCAGGGCCTGCTGCACAGATTTTTGAGCATTGAGCAGCTTGAGCCCCTGCTCCAATGCCGTGATCTCATTTTTGTACTGCTTTTCCTTCAGCTCTGCAATTTCTTTAGATATTTTGAATCGCTTTTCTTCTGGAATTAGGCCTTCATAGCGCTTGGCCAGCTCCTGATCCATCTGACGCGCCAATGGGCTCGGAGCAATGCTGCGCAGTGTGACATCACTCTGATCGCCAATCGATTTATCAAATTCTGCCTGAACATCTTTTTGCTTGTTGAGTATCTCCGTGTCGGTGAGGCCCCTGGCCTTGCCATCCAGCCAGGCGGCGGCCTTGGCCGCTTCAATAAAAGGTTTTGCAATGATGATCGACAGCTTTTCGCAGTTGGCGATCAGAGAATCTAGCGTTTTGTTTATATCGTCAAAACTTGAACCGGCTTGGGATTGCCCCTGCAGACTGATGATCCGGAAAAAGGTGGTGATGGGCCGCAGCACTGCCGAAACCAGGCTGGCTATCAGCTGAAATACCTTGGCTAGACTGGTAAGCGCCGATACGATGTATTGAATAGCGGGCAGTATCAGCGAGCCAGCGGCATTCAATGCCAGCGCAGCCACGTCGGCCACCATCTGCAGCACGGAAGATAGAATCGACAGCACCGATGTCACGGCCGCCCCCAGCTGGCCAATCAGGTTGAGTATCGGCTCCAGGGCCTCCCCCAAGCCCCGCAGCATGCCCATGAAGGTGCCTTTCAGAGCATTGAGCGGCGTCAGGATGGTTTGCAGCATGCGAGCCAGGCCTCGCTCCAGGGCCTGGCCGCCGCCGGTGCTGATTGATTCAAATACATCCGCAAAATTGCTTTTAACATTGGTCATCGACAGGGCCAATACCTTTTGGCCGTCGTATAATTTCTCTAGCTTTTGCATCAAGTCATCGTAGTATTTACCTTCTGCCTGCAGCCGCCGCACCTGTTCGCCAGCGCCTTTGCCGTAGAGCTTTTGTGCTAGCTGGTCATACATCTGGATGTCACCAGACAGCAAACTCCCCACCTCCGTGCGCAGCTGCTGGCCGGGGAGGTTTAGCGTATTCATTGCCGCAGCAATGCGTGTACTCAGTTTCGTGATATTAGAAATATTTTCGCCAGCGGCGCCCAATCCTGAGTTGTTTTGCAGGATAATGTTAAATGCTTCGTAGATTTGCGATGATGTGGCGCCGCTGATTACAGCAACTTCTTTTTGGATCTCCTTGAATTCTTTGACCACCCGACCCCGCAGAGCTCGCATTTGATTGGCGGTGCCTTCTATCACCTGGCCGTCAGGGCCAATCACTGCAAACGATTGCGCGGTGAAAATACTGGCTTCTGCTACCTGTTCGTTGAATTTGCCGGCAGCGCCGGCCAGGGCCTCCAGGGGGCCAATGACGGCACTGATGGCCATCCCTAGCCCGGAAAAAATGGTCTGGGCCCCCAGGGCCGCCACGCCTATCTGTTGCAGAACCCCCAGGGCCTGGCTGGCGGCCGGCATGAAGCGCTCGACGCCTTGGCGCAGGTTTTGAAACCATTGGCCACCGCCACCATCGCCGCCCTGGCTGGCAGCCGGTGGCAGCAGAGGCGGCCCGCCGCCGCGGCCACCAGATCCGCTGCCGCTTCCCCCAGCCGCTGGCAGCGGCAAAGGAGGCTGTCTGCCGCCGCCCCCGATGCCGCCACCAGCGCCGAGGTCGCGCACTGCCACAGGCGTTGCCAGCAGCGATCTGTTTGCCGCCGCCAGGGCCATTACAGCGGTGGCGGCGGTGCTGGCATTGGCGGCCACGATCGCCATGGTGTTGCCAAATTGCTGCCAGCCCGCGCCACCGCCCGCCGGGCCCCGAGGCATGGAGCCCATGGCCGCATTCAGCCGGTCCACATCTGCCCGCAGGCTGCCCACCTGGCGCCTGAGGCCATCAATTTGGTTACTGGCCTGGCTGGTATCTGCGCCAAGCTTTACGGCGACCGTCTCCTGGGCAAAACGCTTGGCATCGCGCATTGCGGAAGCAATCTCTTTATCCAGCGCCGATCGATCGCCGTAGAGCCGCAATACGGCTGAGCCCAGGCTGATCTCACCCCCTTCTGCCATCACCGCAAGCCCTATGGCTCAGTCTGCTGGTTTCAGCGTCCCTGCCAAATCGTCTGCCAGCAGGGCGATCACCGGCATCGGCAGGCGGCGCTGACGGATCAGCTGATGCAGCGTGGCCAATGCCTCTGCTGGCAGCCGCGGCCGGCCATCAATGCCGTCTACCAGGAACGGTAGAAACTGGGTGTAATCGCCCTGGCCCTTGCCGCCGCTGCCGATTGCCAGCACCAAAGAGGCCAGCTGGGCGGTGGTGTGGCTCGCCAGGTTGGCGCGGCGCCGATCCTGTTCATCGAGCCATTCGATCGCCGCCAAAATGTGGCGCACCGGTTGACGGCCGAATTGATCGGCATGGAAGCGCGGATCATGCAAATCGGATGTCACCAGCCGCCAGTAGTAGCGGTTCCAATCGACTGGCGGCTGCTCCAGGTAGCGCCGCAGTTCAGCTATGCGTTCGTTGATGCTGGCGGGCTTGCTGCTGGGGGGCTGGCTTTTTTGCCCTTGGCCGCCGGTGCGTTTCCCGGTTTGCCGCCGCTGGCCTCCCGGCCAAGGAAGGCCAGGATGCCCTCTCTAATTTTGCCGGGCAGTTGACGGCTATCGCTGTCCTCCCAGCTGCCGTCGAGGGGCAGCCAGTCGCCTTCTTTGTTCTGCACAGAGCCCCTGGACCGGAGCACCACCGTGAGCATGCGGGTTTGCTGTTCGGCCTGGGCTGGCATCACGGCCGCCACGGCCGCGATGCCACCCGGGCCGCCGTATTTCATCAGCAGGGCAACCTTGGGGGGTGTGGCCAATGCGGGGTTGGTCAACAACTCCATCGCCTCATCGGCCGTGAGGCCGCTATCTGGATGCTCGCCGATGGCCCGGGCCATCTCGTTCATCTCCAGCAGCGCGTTGGCGCTTTCGCGGTTCTGGCGCTCGTACTCCTCGATTTCACCTCCGAGCAGGTCGTTATAGCGCCTCAAACGGATTGCCCCGAATTGCTCAAAGTGCTTGGCGAAGCTCTCAAAAACCAGGGCGCTGGCCGATGTCATAAAGGCATTCAGGAAAGTGGACGGTAGGGCAAATCCACTCCGTATACTTTAGCCGGGTTGCTGCCATTCACACAGCGTGATGGCAGCATTACAGAGCAGCGGTCGCCCTGGTAGTCGGCCTCGCTGGTGAGCTGTGCCCAGGCCTCGGGGAACCCTGGCAGCACCAGCATCAACGCGGCCTGGATGCGGCCATTAGCCACGTCGCAATGAAGTAAGAACACCCCCCCCTCGCCATGGGCCAGGAGGGGGTAGAAGCCTGGGTCCTGCACTCAGGATCAGGCGGTGCGGAACGTGGTGGAGAAGCCCTGCAGCGGCCGGCGGATGCCGCTGGCCGAGGGGTTGCCGCTGGCATCGAGGCTTTGGTTGATGGCGCCATCGGCCACCCGCAACCGCAGGATCGTGGCGGCCGGCAGGGACGCTGTGGGGGTGATGGTGATCACGTTGCTGCTGCCGCCGCCCAGGGCCACACCGGCGGAGATTTGCACGCCAGAGCTGGCATTTTCCAATCGGAAGCCGCCGCCACCTGCGGGGGGCAGCGATAGCTGAGTAAGAGCAGTGGTGCCATCGGTGGTGTAGGTGATCGTGATTGCGCTGGACACCACCACGGCCGAGGCGTTATCCAGCGGCACCACAGCCCAACGGCGGGTGCCGCTGGTGTTGGCGGTTGAAAGCTGGCTGCTCTGCAGCGCACCGATGCTCAGTGGCGTGCTGCCGGAGTCGTAGCGGCCAAACACCGGGCGCCCCCGCGACATGAATTCGCCGCTGATCGTGGACAGGCCTTGGCTGTCGCCGCCATCGCTATAGCCACGGAACACGCCGTTAAAGCCAGCATAGTCATAAATAAAATTCCCGGTGGCGCCATTGGCGCGGCCCATTTCCTTAAGCAGCTCGATATAAACCTCAAAATCCAGATCAGAGCGAGATCGTTCAATAATCGCAAAATCTTCCGAATAATTGCCCCGAAACTCTGGGGCGGCGGCGCCGCCTGCTAGCTCGATATTGCGCATAAAGTAGCTTTCGTAGCTGGCGGAGACTTTGCCGCCGGTGGTTACCGAATCGGCCCAGCCTTCGTCCCCGAACAGGCGGAATTCGTTATCATTCGCGTCAACTTTAAACGAGAACTTAGTCATCCCCTGCATTTCGATGTAGCTGTCACCTGTCACCAAGGTGGGCAGCGTAATCATGCCGGCGGCATCTCGCGTTGCGTAGTAGCGGTTGGGCAGGGTCAAGGGGATGGCCCTGATCAGGCTGCGGTTGGCCTTGTGAAAGCTGCCGCCAATTGCAAAATCAGCCATGGTGGATACCTAGGTGAGGGGAAGTGGTTGGATGGTCACCGCATCGGGCAGCTCTACGGTGAGCTGCTCGTACAGGTCGTCGGTCAAAGGCCGTGGCCGCCGCTGCGCATCCGGGTAGGCCCGGAACAGCAGCAGATCGATTGCGTCCAGGCTTTGAGATGTGTCGTAGCTGGTGAAGGTGAGCGTCCAGCGGCGCAGGGCATGGATGGTGCCCAGGCCCCCCAGCGGCTGACGCACGGGCCGGCGGTTGAGGACGCACTCAATCCCCTCAATCTGCCAATCAGGAGGTGTGCGGTCTTGGCCCTTGCCGCCACCGGTGATAAAGAACGCCGGTCTGGTGTCGCCCGCCGGGAGCTTGTAAACACCCAGCTGATCGCCAAACAGCGCCAGCAGCTCAGCCCGCAACTGCAACAGGGTGGGGCCCCGTTCAATCAGCTGGTTGCTGCTCATGGGCCCTGCCTCCGGCGCATGGCCAGGGCAAGGCGCTTGCGCACATAGGCCTGGATTTTTTCACGCTGATAGAGCACCGGCCGGGTCCAGGGGCGGGCCGGCATGGTGCGCAGGTTGCCCTGGGCATCCGGGCGCCTGAACACCGCCCCGTCATGAACCGCAGCAGCGTATTCAGTGGCCCACTTGAATTCCACCAGGATGCGGCCATCGCTTTCCACGGTGGCTGGTTCCACCCGCAGCGATTTGGCCAGGTTGCCGGTATCAACGATGTCCCGAGGGGATGGTTGGTTGGGCCAGGCCCATTTCTCGGCGCGGATCTCATCGGTGAATTTTTTGGCCAGGAAGGCCGCCAGATCGTCGAAGGTTTCCTTCAGCGCCTCATCCAGCTGTTGCAGTTGGATTGCCATCAGCTGCCCCCCAACAGGCGGAATGTGCCCTGCACGCGCTGCCGCAGGTGCTGCTGCAACGCGGCCGGTGCCGTTAGATCCAGCGTCAGCTCCAGCCGGCCCTGATGACCATTGATCACTGCATCTGCCTGCGCCCCATTGCCAATCCGCGAATCGAACTGAGCTGGATTGAGCAGCTGGCCCGTCACTGAATAGGCGGTCATGTCCGCCCCGGGTTGACTGGTGTGGTTGGGGCTGCGCAGCTGCAGGGCCGCCTGATAAATCAAGCGGTCCTGGCGGGGCACCGGGTTACCCGTTTCCGGGTCGTCCACGGTGGTGAGGCCACTCACCAAAAAAGTGAGCGTGGCATTGCCCCAGGCGCCCCAGGGGTTGCCGTTGGTGGTGGCTGCCAGAGTGCTGTGCATCAGAACACAAAACCAGTGGTGGGCAGTGTTTTGCGCAGCGCCTCGTACTGCTGGCCGTAGAAGGTGGCGCTGCTGCCCTCCTGGCTGTTGCCGCCGCTGATGCCAGTCACCGGCTGGCCCACCATGGCTCCAATCTCCCGGTGGCGCAGATCCACCAGGTGGGCGGCGTAGTAGCCAGCACCGGCTTCCGCAATGTCGCCCCACTCAGCATCGGGGCAGATGATTGCCCCCAGTTCCAGGGCATGCTCAAGCACCGGCACCGGATGAATTCCCAGCTCCGGGAAGCGCTCCAAAAATACGGTCAGGGTGGGAGCGGCCATCAGCCCTGGCCCGCCGTGATGGAGTTGATTTTGCGTTGAATCGCCTGGCGCACCGCATGGCGCTCTTCTATGGGCTGCCAGGTCTGCAGCTGTTTCAGATCACGGCAGACATGCACCAGCCGCAAAGCCTGTTTCTCCTCCACCCCCTTCAGGGCGGTCACGCCAGCAGCGGCGGTGTCGCCCACGCCGTTGCCCCCCATCGGGATCACCTCCAGTGCCCGCAGGGTGTTCAGCTCTTTCACGGCCGGCAGCTCCTGGAGGCGCTGCCACAGATCGGCATCAATGCCAAAATTGAGGCCCGGCTCCAGGCTGAGCCGCTCAAATTCGCCGATCGAATTGATAACGCTGATCGCAAACGCTCCGGGCGGCACGCTGGCGGTAACGGCATCGATCACCTCAGGGGTGTAGGCAATTGCCAGGGTGCCGGTAGCCGCCGACTGGTCGGCCGGCGGGGCCGCCGCTTTGACGGCGGCGTCAGGAGTGGTTGGGCTGGTCAAGGTAGCAGAGGCCATGGGCGGTTGCTGGAGCGGTGGTGGTGGTGGTGGTGCGGTCGCGTCAGGGAGCAGGCACGATTAGCCCTTATCGACGTAAGTGATCGATTTGGGGTAGTAGGGGGCAAAGCCACCAGATTTTGATTCTCCATTCACGATGAAGGCAAGATTTCGGGGCTCGGGCGGCAGCAACGTGAGCGGGAGGGAAATATGAAATTGCAACTTCGCCGGATCTCGCTTGTAGTAGATCATCCGCTTGGCCGTCAGATTACCAAAGCTCTTACCCAAATCCAATTCGTTGATTGGCTCTACATTCTTGATCGTGCCGTTGGTTCTGAGGAAAAACTCCAGCACAGTGGTGTCACTGTTACTGCTTCTGGGGGTGGTGCTTACCCTGCGCCAATCGCTAAAGGGCAGCAGCAGGGAATCTGGAGTTTCGACCATTCCGGTCAAGCTGCCCTGGTAGGTAATCCCCTCACAAAGCAGGGAGTTCATTTGGTCGGGTGTGATGCTAGGCGCATCAAACCAACCGTCAGTGGCGGTGCCCGTGACCACCAGGCGGTCCACGGCCGGGTGATTGAAAAATCCTCGCAGTCCAGTGCCGGCATAGCCAAACAGGCAGGTGCGGTGCATCCGCTCCTCACTGGCCATGCGCAGTGCGTCTATGCGGCGCTGCTGAATCGGCACACCGCTGAATTGCGCTTTTCGCACTTCATCGGTAGTGTATTTCGT